TTCCTTTCACCAAAATGACGACCAAAACCCCCCAAATAACCTTTTTTAGAAATAATGAAAGTATTAGAGCTGTTCGCTGGATCTAGAAGCATAGGGAAGGCAGCCGAATCTTTGGGCATGGAAGTTTTTAGCATAGACCTTATGCCATTTGAAAATGTAGACCTTGCTAAAGATTTGCTAGAGGTAAACCCGGACGAAATACCTTTTGTGCCGGATATAATTTGGGCAAGCCCACCATGCACAAGCTATTCAATAGCCGCTATAAAGCACCACCGCAGAGGTCAGTTAGCGGTAAGCGATACAGCGCGTACTGGAGATAACCTGGTTTTGGCGACGCTTAATTTTATTGAAACCTTTAAGCCGAAGTTTTGGTTTATTGAAAATCCTAGGGGGATGCTTCGCAAAATGGATTTTATGCAAGGGCTGAACCGGGATACGGTAACATATTGCCAATACGGTGATTTTAGAATGAAGCCGACCGATATTTGGCACCAGTCAAACTGGAAGCCTAGGCCAATGTGTAAAAACGGAAGCAAGTGCCACCAATCAGCGCCAAGAGGATCGAGAACCGGAACCCAAGGCCTGGCTAATGATTACAAACGTTCACAAATACCAAACGAACTATGTCTGGAAATACTGAAGAGCTGCAACGCTGGGAGCGCATAAAGCTTGAATGCGAAAAGAGCATTGATACACACGGTGCCATTATCGAAGCGGTAACCGACCGAGGTAAGCCGGTGCTTCGCAAGAATCCAGCTATTGAAACTTTGCAGAAGGCGCAGGCGGAAATAGAGAAACTACGCAAGACGCTAGCCAATGACCTCAACCTGGACTGAAAATATAATTGAGCGCTACTGTGTGCTGACTGAAGACAGCAACGCAGGCAAGCCGGTACAGCTATTGGACTGGCAGCGGCACCTAATTCGCGAGGGCCAGGGCAAGCGCATGATTTGGCTAGAAATTCCGCGCAAAAACGGAAAGTCCGCGTTTATCGCTATGCTAGCCATAGCCCACATGCTCGAAGGATTTAAGAATAACAGTAACCCGCAGGTAATTCTAGCGGCAGCAACCAGGGAGCAGGCAGGTATTTTATTCGGTTACGTGCGTAACATGATCCTATTCAACCCGCAGCTTCAAAAGGTGCTGGAGCCATACCGCAAGGAAATACGCCTGCGCGGTAAGCCGGGCTACCTAAAGACAATTACCAGCGACGGCGGAAGTAACCACGGACTAAACCCGTCCTTAATTCTTTGCGACGAAATCCACAGCTGGAACGAGGTAAAGGGGCCGGAACTGTGGGAAGCCCTGCGCACGTCCATGGCGGCACGCCCTAGCCAAATGGTAGCCATTACCACGGCAGGCAGCGCGTATAGCTTCGCGCACAAGTGGCACGAATATGCGGAGCGCGTAGCCGAGCAGCCCGAAATTGACCCGAGCTGGCTTACGATTATTTACGGGGCGAAGGATGACGAAGACCCGCACAGCCCGGAAGTATGGGCGAAGGCTAACCCGTCCCTTGGCGTAACGGTAACGTACCAGTACCTAGAGGAATTAAGCAACACCGCCAAGCACGACGAGCCAACGCTTTTAAGTTTGCGCAAGCTGCACCTAAACCAATGGGCGGGAAGCGCACAACCGTACATTGAGCTAGGCAAGTGGCTAAAGTGCCAGGGACCAAGGCCCAAGACGCTGGACAAATGGCGCTGCTTTTTGGGTGTTGACCTTGCCGCGGTTAATGACTTTACCGCGTACGCCGTAGTTTACTTTAACGGGGAAAAGTTTTATACACAGCAGTATTACCAAATAACCGACCACGCCATGAGCAAGCGCAAGCAGAAGTACCCGAACCTGGTGCGCAACTGGATCAAAAACGGGAGCCTGGACGTAGTGAAGGGCGAGGTAACAACGACCGAACACCGTATAGAATCCATTGAACGCATTATGAACGAACACCCGGTCGAAGGTATTTTTTTCGACCCGTGGAATGCAGCCGAAACGGTAGAGCGCCTGCGGCAGAAGTACGGAAAACAGTTTTGTTACGAGGTACGCCAGTCCGCGCTTATGGTAAATGAGCCTATGAAATTGCTTTACCGCATGGTTACGACGAAAGGAATAACGCACGACGGCAACCCTATTACAGCCTGGATGATAGCAAACACTAGCCTGCACATCGACAAAAACGATAACTGGACCTTTCAAAAAGACAAGGCCCCGGACCGTATCGACGGCACAGCGGCGCTAATTACCGCGCTGGCAGGGTATGTACACAATGCTAATACCGGAATGAGTACTTATGAGGAAATGGATATTATTTTTATTTAACTTTGTGCTATGGCATGGTATGACCGTATTAAACGGAGCGTTAGCGGAGTAATAAGCCCGAAGCCCTGGCTTATTAGCTTATTCGGCGGAAACGCTACTTTAGCGGGCGAAAATGTAAGCGCAGTTAACGCCCCGAAGGTATCGGCCGTTTACGCCTGCGTTAACCTTATTAGCAGCACGGTAGCCAGTTTACCGTTTCACCTTTACCGGGAAACCGAGCAGGGACTACTTTACCAGCCTGGGCTTATTAACGACCTGGTAAGCAAGCGCCCGAATATCGCATACAATAGCTACGACTTCCGTAAGGCCATGCTTACCCAGCTGTTACTGCGAGGTAACGCCTACGTACTTCCGGTACGTAGCGGTAACACGCTGGCAGGGCTGGAGCTTATAGATACCGAGCTAGTAACGGTAGATACCACCAGTGGCGAGCTTATTTACCAGCTGCACCTGCGCAACGGCATTAACCTGCGACTGAACCCCGACCAGCTTATACACTTGAAGTATTGGAGCTTCGACGGAATTAACGGCGTTTCGCCTATCGTGTACGCGAAAGAAATCATCGGAAGCAGCATGGCAGCTACGGCGCACATGGGCGGCTTCTACGGTAACGGCGGTATGCCTAAAGGCATTTTGCAGGTGCAGGGCACAATACGCGACCCGGACCGTGTAAAGCAAATCGGCCGCCAGTTTGACGATCTGAACAAAGAATATAAGGGGCGGACGGCTGTACTTACCGAGGGCGCAGAGTTTAAGACGGTGGCCGCGAATTTCCAAGAATCGCAGCTTATAGAGAGCTTAAAGTTTAGTGTTGAGGAAATCTGCCGCCTTTACAGCGTCCCCCCGCACAAAATCGGCCACAACGAAAACACGGGCTATGCCAACAGCATCGAAGCGCAGAACGCTATGTTCGTTAGCGACTGCATCCGCCCGCTGGTCGAAGTAATCGAACTGGAGTTTACCAATAAGCTTTTAGCCGGGCAGCGTAAATTCCAAATGGATCTAAAAGCCATTACCCGCGGCGACATCGCGACCGAGGTACAGCGTAACGTAAGTTACTGGAACATCGGAGCCATGAGCGCCAACGAAATCCGCCGCACGGAAGGCTTACCCCCAATCGAAGGCGGCGACGAGTATAACAAGCCTATGCACATGGCTTCAAACAATGCACAAAATGGAGAAGGAAATACGGACCCAGGCGCTACCGAAGACGGACAGTAACACGGTCGAAGGCTATGCCCTTAACTGGAACGAATACGATATGGGCGCTTTTGTCGAGCGAATCGACCCTAACGCCCTTGGCGAGTTACGAAACTACGACGTACACGCGCTGTATAACCACAATTACGACCAGGTACTCGCCCGAAGCAAATACGGCGAAGGGACCCTGGAACTGGAGCAGGACGACAACGGCTTAAAGTTCCGTTTCGACTTGCCCGATACTACTACCGGAAACGAGGTACGCACCCTGGTAGCCCGCGGCGACGTGGACCAGGCAAGCTGGGCCTTTACCGTAAAAAAAGAACGCTGGGAAAACGTCCGCAGCGAAAAGCCCGTGCGCGTCATTGAGCAAATCGGCGAAATGTACGACATTAGCCTAACGCCGCGCGGAGCTAACCCAACTACGAGCGTAGCTTTACGTTCGCTAGAAGAAGCCCTAAAGGCTGAACCCGAACAATTAACCCAAAACCCCGAAACCGTGGAAAATCACGAACAAGAGGCAGAAACGCGCGCGAACGCTATGGTCGACGCGTCAGCCGTGCAGGGCCAGCTTTCAAAATCGGAAGCTCGCAACCTTGCTAAATTCAGCCTTATTAAGGCTATCAACGAAGCCCGCAGCGGTAAGCTTACCGGCGTAGAAGCCGAAGTAAACCAGGAAGGCATGAACGAAAAGCGCAAGCTTGGAGTAGAGGCACGCGATATGCACGCTATCAACCTGCCCGAAATGCTGCTTAAGCGCACCCAATCAGTAACCGGCGGAACCGGCGGTAACCTGGGCGGCGACTTGGTATTTACCGAGCCGGGCCGTTACATCGACTTTTTGTACCCGAACACGCCGCTTTTGCAGCAGGTATCGGTAGCCGAAAACCTGGTAGGCAACGTAGAGTTCCCCAAGCAAACGGCTGCTTACAACCTTAACTGGCAAACTGAAACCGGAGCCGACAGCGCCCAGGACATCACGTTTGACAAAGTGAGCATGAGCCCCAAGCGTGCGGTAATCACGGCTTCGATGAGCAACCAACTGCTTCGCCAGGAATACAGCCGCGGCATCGAGCAGCGTATTATCAACCAGCTTAACCTTTCGTTTAACAAAGGCCTGGAGAATGTAATTCTTAACGGCACCGGTTCAAGCAACCAGCCCAGCGGTATCTACACCGAGCTGGCTGCACAAGCTTTGACTATTGGCGCTATTGACTACGCCGACTTGATCGCGTTCGAAAGCGCTTTGGCTAACGCCGACGCTTTGCAGGGTAACCTGGCTTACGTTACGCATCCGGCTGTTTTGGCTAAACTGAAGCAGACCAAGCTTGACGCTGGTTCGGGTCGTTTCCTCGTTGAGGGCACGCTTAACCCCGTTATGACTGCCAACGGCTACAATATCCTTTCTACCACCCTTTCGCCGGTTAACGCTACGCCGAACCCGGACGAATACGGTATGATTTTCGGTAACTGGAGCGACGTGCAGGTCGGATTTTGGGGCGGCGCTACCCTTATGGTAGACCCGTACACCAACATGAAGTCGAGCATCGTAGAGGTTTACCTCGAGCGCTTTATGGACGTAGCGGTACTGCGTAACGCTTCGTTTGCCTTGGCTACGGACATCACTATTTAAACGAAATGGTAACGGTTAGCAGTTATACCCCTATTTCGGTAAATCTTACCGAATTAAAGGCCTTTTGCCGCGTAGACGGCAGCGCAGACGACGCGCTGCTAACTATGCTTTTTAGCGCAGCGGTAGAGGAATTTAACAGCTATACCGGATACCGTTTAGGTGCTACAACTGTAACTGTGGATACCGATGGCGCGGCGCAATACGCGCTGCCCCCTGGTCCCGTTAAGGATATTACGAGCGTTACGGCTTACGACGACGAAGGCACTAGCACCGTGCTGGCTTTGTACGACGACTACGACTACATTAACACGACCCTTTCGCTGGACGAAACCCCCGCGCGAATGGTGATAGTTTACACGTGCGGCGATACCAACCCGCCCGCAGACGTAAAGCACGCGCTGTACCAACGCGTTAAATTTGGCTACGATTACGGCGACGACTTGCCGTACAATACAAACCGTTTCTTTGACCGCCTAGCGTTCCGCTACCGCCAAAACTTTAGCTAGTGCTTGACCTGCGCGTAGAGCTGTTTCAGCCGACCCTAACTACTAACGCTAGCGGCCAATCCATTAAGAGCTGGGCTAGCGCTGGTACGTTTTATGCCGGGCGCGACGTATTACCCCAGGCAGGTTCGGAAAATATGCCTTACGATCAAATGGTAAGCGCGTTTAATGTTACCTGGCGTTTGCGCTATGGCAACGCGGTAAAAGCTAACTGGCGACTGGTTTACGGCGGCGAGGACTACGATATAGTAAGCGTAGTGCCGGAAGGCCGCCGCAGGTACCTGCTCGTTAAAACACGACTGCGGGACAATGGCACGCGGTAAAACGGTTTACCTACGCAGCGAAAGCGGACGCGTAGAGGATTTCGACCAATTCCGCAAAAGATTAAGTAAGTTAGCCACCCCCGAAAACTTGCGTTTTAAGGAGCTTCGGCAGCTTTTAAAGCGCGAGGCCAAGCCGCTAGTAGATAAAGCCCGCCAAGAGGCTTACAATGACCTCAAAACTCAAAGCAGGCTAAAGGTGCGCGGCGGCGAAACGGTGGCCAAAGGCACAGCCGGCGCTTTTTACAACCTATATAAGACAATAGACGTCTTCGCTAACAAAGGCGACGTTAAGGCGTACGTCGTGGTCGGTTTGCGCAATAAATCAAAAAAGGGCGCCTATTACGCCCCTTGGCAGCTTTTTGGTGGAACGAAAAAAGGATTCAAGGCGAAAAAGTTTATTGACGCTGCGGTAGATAACGACAGCACAGCCGAAAAAGCGCAAAAACTTATTAGTAACTTTGTACAAAAGCGAATAAAGGCACACTTGCGGTGAACTACCTACAATATATATACGACGCGGTAAACGCTGCTACGGCAACGCCAGTATATTCGTATGCAGCCCCGCAGGGAGTAGCCGAGGACTTTATAGTTATTCAGCTTAACGAAATTGACGTAAGCGAAACCAAAGACAACTTTAAAGCCGAGCGCGTAGGCGCTACGCTATTCCTGCACTTTGCCAACGCGGATACCGCGCAAAGCACCCTTACCACCGTGCGCAGCTACCTGCAAACGGTTCACAACACTTTTACGCTGGCCTACATGGACGGCGCGCAAATGTTCTACAACGAAGACGACGAAACCGTTATACTAGCGGCAGATTTCACTTTTTTAATCAATTACTAAAATGGCTACAATTAGCGGCGGCGAAGTCCGCCTATTTTTAAGCACCGACGGCACGACCTACAAAGCGTTCGCGTCGGAAACCGAATGCAGCTTCGAAATGAACGCGGAAACGCGCGAAGTAACGAGCAAAGACGTAGCGGTATTCCGCAGCTACGTAACCAGCGCTAAAACGTGGAGCGTTAGCGGCACTATGCTGCTGGGCGACGACGACGCTAGCAACTGGAACCCGGACGAGCTTTACGGCAAGGTCGGCGACGTGGTTTACCTGCGCATTACCCAGGTAGCCGCTGGCGGCGTTTCACCCGTAACTGGAGAAACCAAAATCGAAGGCCAGGCGATCCTTACGCAGCTTTCGGTTTCAGCACCGGACAAGGATAACGGTAGCGTAAGCTTCACGCTGAACGGTACCGGTTCGTTTACTGTAGGAACTAACTAATAAGCGCCATGGAAGGGAAAAAGTTTACGCTGGGGGCAGCGCTTTTATTTGAGGAAGTAACGGGAAAAACCGTTACCGACTTGGGAAACTTAGGCCTAGCAGATATGCTGGCCATGCTTTACGCGCAGGAGTTTTGGGCGGATAAAGACCGCATCAGCTTCGACGAGTTCAAAGCCATGGCAGGGGCCTGGGATATTTCCGAACTTACCCAGCGGCTTAACGGCCCTTTTTCCCCGCCGGCGGCCCAGTAGACGTACTGGGTCAGCTGGTAGGGCGTTTGGGGTTAGCCCCGAGCGAAGCGAAGACGCTAACGCTACCGCAGCTAGAAGCTGTTATTAAGCACGGCGTAGAGGCTCAAAAGGACGAATGGCGGCGTACCCGCTGGCTAGCAGCCGTGCTAGTCAACGTAAGCGGGAAAAGTGTTAAAAAGGTGGTTACGGAAACGGAACTGCTTAAATTTGATGACGAGAAAAAAGAAAGCAGCCTACGGGCATTATTAAGGAGCTATGGCGAACGACGTAACCAGTAAGGTAATTCTAGGGCTAGACCCTAGCGAGTTCCGCCGTGGTATTCAGCAGGTAGACGCGCAGTTAAAACAAACTAGCCGCCTATTTGGGAACCTTGGCCAAATAATCGGGGCGAGCTTTGCCGTCGCAGTTATTCAAGATTTTACCGCCGAGGCCATACGCCTTGGCAGCGAACTGCAAACCGTTAGGCAGGGCTTCGCACGCTTCGGCGACGAGCAGCAGCTGCAAAAGCTGCGCACCGCCACGCGCGGACTAGTGAGCGACCTGGAGTTAATGAAGGTCGCCGTACAAGCCGGAAACTTTGGTATACCCATTGAGCAAATGGCCAACCTTTTGGCTTTTGCAACGCGTCGCGCGGCAGAAACCGGTCAAGAGGTCGATTACCTAGTGCAGTCAATAGTTACGGGTATTGGCCGCAAATCGCCGCTTATTCTCGATAACCTTGGCATTTCGGTTACGCGGTTAAAGGAAAAGTTTAACGGCGCAGCGCTTGAAGCCCAAAGCATAGCCGACGTTTCGCGCGCTGTTGGGGATATTGCCGCCGAGGAATTAGGCAAAATGGGTGGGGCCGTTGATACGGCCGCCGACAAAATGACCCGGCTTTCTACGAGCTGGACCAACATGAAGACGTCCATTGGCGAGAGCCTTGCCGGGCCATTGGCTTCGGCTATTGACTGGGCAATGGAGCTTACGTTCTACTTTCAGACCCTTATGAGCTTGCTAAGTAGTTTGCAAGTTGGGGCGAGGCAAGCGAACCAGGCCCTCGGTATCGGTGGAAGCACAAAGCCAGCCGCCGCGGCTACGAAGGCGCAGCCAGCGACTGCCACGGTGCAGGATCCCGTGAGAAGCATCTCGCTACTTCGCGAGAACCTTAAGGCCCTGGAGCAAGAGTATGAGAATGTGGCCATTGGATCGGCACGCTTCTACGAGCTTCGCAGGGCCATTGAGCAGGCTAACTACCAAATGGGTAGAGCCACGGGCGAAATATGGAGCGGAGCGAAGCAGGGGCTTATAGAGCTAGACGCTAAAGGCCTTACCCCCGTAACCAACGAGCTTACGTCGCAGAATATGGTATTACGCAGCAGCGTTATTCCAGCTTACGACGAGCTTACCAAAATGATTAAGGGCGCACGCGAACAGCTGGAGCTGGAAGCACAGCAGCTGCAATTCGCTAGCGCCGTAGGTGCCGAATTTGGCGTAATCTTAAGCAGCGCCTTTACGGCCGCCATGAATAACGGTACTAGCTTTTTTGACGAGCTACAAAACGCCATTAAGAATTATGTGCAGCAGCTAGCCGTAGCGGTAGCTACGACGCTGGCGCTTTCGGCTATCGTAAGCGCATTTACCGGCGCACCTTTAGGCGTAGCCTTTAGGGGCGTAGCCCAGGGCACCGGCCTAGGTGGGCTTTTTGGAGAAGGTGGTATTTTGAATATGAATGCCCGCGTAAGCGGCAGCGACCTGCTTTTAGGTACGCAGCGCAGCGGGACCAATTACGGGCGGATAGGTGGCTAAATACTTAATGCAGACGGCCGAAACGGCAACGCACACCTTTGCGCTGTATGCCGAGGACCGCGCATTTACGCCGGCCCCAGGCCTTACGTTTACCGTGGCGGACTGGACTATAAGCTACCAACCGCAGGACCGAATACTACCGGGGCTTATTCCTAGCCAAATGGATTTAATGGTTTTCGGTGGCTTCAACGTCAGCGATTACCGCACCATGCTTTCGGATGCCAAGGGCCGGTACATAATCGAAATGCGCGAGGGCGTAGACATTATTTACCGCGGATTCCTGGTACCCGACCTTTGCCAAATTGAGGTAATCAACGGCCAGCGTTTTATCAAGCTAGTATTTTCGGACGGTTTTCAAATGCTAGACCGCCGGGCGGATTTTTACCAGTTCAGCGGTACGGTTTCATTTTCCGAACAAATTTGGTACGCGTTCGAGAATTGCAACCTTTTCGACGCGTTCGAATACTTTATGGTAAGCGAACACCGCCAGCCCACAAACAAAGGCATAACCACGGACCAGGGCGGCCTTTGGTGGACCGGGTGTATTTCGGACGGCTTTTGGCAAATTGACGGCGAATACCGCACGTACCTAGAGGTAGTAACGGATATTTGCACCACGTTCGGGCTTCAGCTGTTCCAAGACAAAGGGCAATTAGTATTTAGAAGCATTGAATACAAAACGCCAGCCTGGTATAACGTATACGGCCTTTACGGTACGTTTAGCATGCGGATAACGCCAACGGCCCCGAGCTTTACGCCCACCGTTTATTCGGACGGAAACGAACTATATAAGCCCGCTTTTCGTGAGGTATTTCTTACGCACACAAAGGCAAGCCAGGGAATTATACGCGACGAAAGCAGCAATAACAAAGAGCGCGACAATTACTACATAGGCAACGTAACGCCGACCGGCGCTAACCACATTGACTGGGACAGCGTGCTAGATATGCGCTTGAGCTTTGACGCAGGATTTCCAGGTGGCACCGTGGACGTGGAGTTTTACGTAACTATTCAGTTCGGTAATTACTACTGGAACGGTAGCGCATGGACTACGACTAGCAGCTTTTTAACGTATAGCAAAAAAGATACGTTCGGCCCAGGTCCGAGCCTGGAAACCATACAGCAAATAATTAGCAGCGAACACCTGGATACTTTGCCGACTATCGGCACGGAGCCAATGTACTACACGGTACAAGGGACGCAAACGGGCGGATACCAAGCCGATTCGATCCTAGTGCGCGCTACGGTAAAATTTGCATACCACAACGCCAACCCAAATACGACTATTTACTACGCCGATAACACCGGCCGCGTAAACGGGACGACCGAAAGCCTTACCACCGAGGTAGGCGACATTTGGACCAGTTCAGGCGTAGCGGCAGCCTTGCCTGGCGAAATACGGTGCTGGGCTACGTCAGCTCGTTTAAGCGCGTTCGGTAATAACTTTTGGGACAACGACCAAAACCTGCTATTGGAGCGCATAGCGTACCAGTTGGGCCGCAAAAACTACCGCCCCCGGCAGTATTACGAAATTGAGCTGGACGGCGTAGTACGGTACAACCATACGTTTACCTGGGGCGGCGTAGATTATAAGCCGGTTAACCTGCAAATAAACGAGCGCAGTACGCGCGTAACTTACGCCGAGTGGGTAGACGGCGACCTAGAAACCGACCCGAACAGCAAACGCCCGGACCAATTCCTATGATAGCTTACGAATTACCCCCATATCTTTTTGTATACGTATACAACTGGGAAAGCTATTACCTGGACTTTACCTGGGACGAATTCGACAACACCTGGAACACATGAACACAGCGCAGTTTATTACTATTTTTTTTAGCGACGGCCTTAACGCCGAAGATCAATGGCAAACGCTTGACGCAGCCTGGGAACTTTCGGACTGGGACTGGAACGCCTAAACCATTTTTTAACTAACTTTATACCATTAAATTGAAAGTATGGGAACTTCA